AATGCTTGCTTTATACAAATATTGAATGTCTGTTTTTTCTGTAATCTTACGAGGCACCTGTCCATAATCAATTTCAATTTGTTGAACAAAAGTCTGCTCTTGTACAATCTTTTGAGCGCCAGTCACATTGTCATTAAATTGGACTTCAAAGTTAATCCAAGCGCTGCTTGTAAATCCAATATTTGCTGTTTTGTATGAGCGCAGTATATACAGAGTGTATCCAGCAGGGACCGTGTAAATACTTGCTTGATTAACACCTAAACCCGCATTGATTTGCGCTAGTAGTGTGGTGCTTTGTTTAAACGTAATGTTTCCTACGTTAGTGCCGTTTGTAACCCCAACGTTATTAACGCGTAAATAAGATTTAACAGATGTTACGTTTGTAGTTCCGTTTAAAGCGATTATTTCGCTAATTGGATTAAAGTTAGCATCTAAACCTTGAATTAAAACGCTTAGCGCAGATGTGTCGGACGCGGAAGAACTTACAATGGTAAGTTGGGCTGCTGAAGAAGGAAAAGGATAAAGACCACCACTTTGGGTTAAACCTTCCCATAACGGACCAAAAGCTGTATTACTTACGCTTGCTGAGTATCCGTAAAGCAAAAAAGGTGTATGCCCATACACTTGTCCACGAGATACTTGCAGCTCAAAAGGCTCATATTTCGCTTGACGCGTAATGGAATTGAATTGATTATTGGTACTTGGAATACCATTTGGGCTTTGTGCCATATTAAGCTCCTTAAATTAAGAAATGGGGACCGAAGTCCCCAGGGGATTAATCTAAGTTACCGTATGGGTAAGTTGTCAAGTTACCAATGTTGTTGTCATTCTGAGCGTAGCGAACAATAAAGTTTAGCTTACCGCCAGTAGGAGCCGCAACGCTTGTACCAGTGATGGACAAAGTGAATACGATCTGAGACAAGAACGATGGGTTAGCGCCAAGTGTTGGGTTCTGAATATCAGAAGTAGTAGCCAACATGTTCAACAAGTTAGTACCTGTGTATGTTGTTGTCAAACGACCCGCAGTTCCAACGCCTGTGCTTGAAGAAATAACCGCTGTTGCGTAAGCAGGTGTACCTGCTGCAGCTGTATAGCCGTTAGAAACAAACACGCTTGTATTAGAAAGTGTTGCGCCAGACTCACCAGTAATTGCCAAAGGGTAGTCAACAATGATGTCGATAATTTGGCTGTTAATGGGTAAATACATTACCGCGCCGCGATACACCTGTGTAGATGCGTCGGCAGGAATTGTTTGAGTAGTTGGACCGTTAGCGCTGTATGTGCTAGAAGGAGTGTAGACGGTGCCGTTCAAGTTAGGGATGTTGTTACCCCAAACAAATTGACCAGATCCACCGCTGTAACCAGCAGTACCAACAGTAGTGTTGGAAAGATCAATATAACAATCTTGTTCTAAGACTGTGTAACCAATATCGCGCAAAGCGCCAAAACGGTTGTCGCCCGATATGATCGGACCTTCAAATGTACTGCGTCCCATAATAAATCCTTATGCAAAAGTTACCTTGTTAATCGTTGCATCGTGACCCCTGGGCGGGCTGGCAACAAGGTGGAAAATCCCAGATACACTTACTATACACTAAATTTGGGGGGAGTCAACAAGTTTTTTCTTTTTTCTTGCTTCCATCATTTTAGCTTTCCACACAGGATCTGCCCACAGCGCTTTAGCAGCAGCTTTCTTAGCCGCCTTTACTTCCTCGCGATTAGCAATCTCTTTGTTGTTGGCAGACTGTTTAGCCGCGTACTCAGGATCGGACCACTGCGCTTTTGCTTGCGCACTTGTTTTAGCTTTGGACTCTTCCGTATTACGCGCTTCCTTGATGCTTTTAGCGAGGGTGTCACCTTTGGTTGCCCACAGCTTTTTGGAGTTCACAGACTTGGTTTCAAGGGCTTCTGGCGTGTTTTGCGCTTTGATCTGCCCAGCTACTACTTTGGCGCGGTACTCGGGATCTTGCCAATTAAGTAAAGTGCCATGTCTATCAACTTCTTTTTCTGCATCACTTTTGACATACCCACTAAGTCCTTCACCCCCATCCGTGCGATTAAAAAGCGTGCCTGTCTTTAAGTCTCTGCGCCCGTACAGCTTAATCAGCTCCATCTCTTTAACAAAAGCTTCTTGTTCGTTTTCTGTTTCAAAAACACGTTCGCATGTCGCTACATAATTTCGTTGTTTTAAATGCGAAATAAAATCTTGAAAAGGCTTGTTGTGCGAACCTCTAGACCAATGCGATAAGTCTCTTGCACCGGTACCCTTACCCACATAAACAGGCTGCCCTTTTTTCAAAGGTCTTGGATCGTAATAAACATACACATAAAACATATTTGACTCCTTGTTAAGAAGTCTTAACTGTATCACAATGGTTGGGGAAATACAAATAGATTTTCTAAAAACTTTTCGAAAACAAGTTTTGATACTGGAAATAAAAAAGGCCCTTTGTGAGGGCCTTTAATTAAACTAAAAGTTTTAAGTATTAGTTTAGTATGAGCTAAAGATACCTAGTGGGTCGCTCCAACCGAAGCTATAACGCTCTCTAGATTTGTACCTTACGTTACCTGTATCAAAGTCACCATCCATGGAATTCTGAAGTGGAATACGCTCGAAGTGCTTCAAGCCGTTTGGCACGTCAGTTGTCAAGAACCATGTGTTGGTTGATGTCAAGAAGTGGTTAACAGTGTAGCCTTCAGGAATAGCTCCGTTGTTCTTGATCGCGTTAATGTCGTTGTTGTTTGTACCAACGCGCAATTCTGTCTCTAAGAGACGAGTTGCAACGAACATTAATGATGGAGGAACAATGAGTTTCTTGGGCTTAGCAGCGATCAAAAGTCCACGCTCGTCTGTCCAAGCAGCGATCTGGATAACGGCGGCTTCTAGGGAAGTCTCGTTCAAATCGGAAGGAGTTGTGAATGTGTTGGCGTTTGTGCCGCCATTGACTAATGGGTGAGCTGTAGAGAACAAAGCTTGTCCGTCACCGCCAGTGTAGGCAGCGTTGTAGCCGTTGTTCAAAACTGAAGCTGCTTTAACCTGCTTGGTGTAAGCCATAGCGCGAGCAAGAGCCTTGGTATAACGTGCTGACAAAGAGTCATACAAGTTATCTTCAATCGCTTCTTCAGTGATTGAGAATCCAAGAGCGATTGTCTCGTGGTTGTAGCGAGCTGTCCAAGCTTCTTGAGCATTGTCATAAGCAAGAGCTGAGCCCTCGTTTTTGACTGGTGCTGCAGAGAAACCTGACAGTTTTGTCTCTTCTTCGAATGAACGCTCAGAAGTCTCTGTTTCGTAGATTTCTTTGTGCTCTTCGCCGTATCTTGCGTACTCAAGTCCGAACAGTGCGTTCAATCCTGGGAGCAATTCCTTCAATAGTTGTGCGCGTGAAATAGCCATTTATGTGCTCCTTGATTAAGCTGCTGTTGCGTTTAAGTAACCGTGGTAACCGAAGTTCCACTGTACTTGAACTTCTGGGTAACCGACGAAAGACAGTGCTGTACCGCTTGCAATAGTAACTGCTGCAGACAAAGTAACAGTTGTTGAGCTTACGTTAGTTACAGTTAAGAAGTTGCTTGCGAGTGCGCCAGTAACACCTGGAACAATCAACTGCATACCGGGGCTGATCGCTGTATTAGCGGCAGTCAAAGTAAGAGTTGTGCTGGAACCAGATGTAGAACCAACTGCAGTAACAGTAACTGCTGTATCTGGAACAACGTTAACAACACGGAAAGGTGCTGAAGAAGTAACACGTGTGTTACCTTGTGTGCCAGAAGTAACAACACCACCGGTCAAGCCCATTGCTGAGTCGCCAGTTGTAGTATTACCAGAAGCTGAACCACCGTTAGAACCGTTAGTTACCAAGTACATGTTAGACCCAATGAAAGATGGGTTTACATAACCGATAGTAGCGCCGGGTGTGTTAGATACAGAAGATGTACCTTGTGTGAGCACAGCTGCTTGGAATACAGCATAAGGATCATCCACAACATAACCTTGCAGACTGTTAGGTCCATAGATTGTGTTAGTGATTGTGTTAGCTGCATAGAACTGTGCACGGACTGTCTGGCTCATTGAGTTGACGTATTGAGCGCCAACAAAAACACCGATAGTACCAGCAACAGGTGAAGACGCCGCGCCAAGAGTTGTGACGACTAATGAACCACCACTTGCTGTAACGACATCGCCGTCAAACATGTTGTAGCCATAGCCAGAAGCGATAGGGATGAGTCTGGTAGAACCAGAAAACACTCTACCACCAGACAGGCTTACAGGCTTTAGACCGTAAGCTGCAGGAACGATAGGATATGCCATTTAAAAACTCCTAAGTTTATTTAACACCAGCTCCAAAACTGCTGCCTCTTGAGCTTGTTGACTGCCTTTCGGAGAACAAGGTCGCCATGCGTGGGTCTTGGTTTTTCAAGAAATTGTTGTCTACGGAATCCATCTGAGCTCTGTTTTGGTTTTGGTAGTACTCGTCCATGGCTTTAACGCGTTCTGTTGGCATCTTGCAAAGCATGAGGCCTCCAATTTCCACGTTGCCGTTGGCGTTTCCTTCCAACATCAGTTCTGGATGGTCTGCTGCCTTGACCGGTTCCCAGCCATCTCTGCGTTTTCTAGACACATTGGTGGGGTCCGCAATACTCATTACGTGGGTAGCAATCCAGCGGAAAGACATACCTGGTATGGGTGTTGGATCGGGCAACTTACTCGATGGTGTATACACATATCGAGCCTCTTGTGTGCGTGTTTCTAAATCACGGGGGGTACGGGTATTACTATTAGCCATTTGATTTCTCCAATTTTAAAACTTCTGCTGCATACACTTTAGGGTCCATCTTGAACTTCTTCGCCAGCGCAAGCTGGGTCGTAGTTAATTGAATCTTCTTTGTTCCAGAAGATCTGGTCGCAGGAGCTGCAACAGATGGTGTTTTCTTAGCTGGAGTATCGGATGGCGTAGTTGACGTAGCCTCTCCAAATATTTCAGGAAAGGTCTTCTTGATGCGAGCGTCTATTTGCTCGTAATACTGCTCAGAGCGAGGATCAACCCCGGAGTTCACTAGTTTTTGGTGCAGCCCTAGTGCGAAGCTGGTAACGTCTTCAAACCCGCTTGCTCCGAACCACTGGTTTTTGGCCTGCCAGCGCAGGGACTTTTCGTCAGGTCGTGCAGCTTGGGTCTGTTGTGGAGCCGAATATACCTCATTTTTTTCGACTTGTAAAGGGGCAGCACGGAAATTTTTTGCTTCTTCCGCCCGCATCTTTGCAATTGTCAAGGCTTCCTGCGCAGCAATCATGGCATCGGTGTCAAACGCTTCTTGCGCTGCCTTGTAATCCCGCCTAGCTTTATCAAGCTCTGCCTCTGCCGCAGTCTTAGCCATCGCTGTGTACTGCTCGGTACCTGTATTTACGAACTGCTTGAGGCGTTTGTTCTCCTCAGCAATCTGCTGAGCAAAGCGTTCTAGCTCTGCTTTCTCTCGCGCCATGGCTTCTTTGGCTCGCCTTTCGTCGTGCCTTGCATGGGTGAGCTCTTTAATTCTTTCTTGAGCACCCTTTGTGTACTGATTGATTTCGTCATCAGTGGGGTCCTCTACCTCGCGGTCTAGTGGCTTGCGACCACGGTCTGCAGGAGGTGTGTCATCAACAACTTCAATTTCAAAATCGTCGTCGCTGTGTGTCTCTAGGGATTTACCCTTATCTTCAATTTCGTCAGGAAACTTAAATTCCTCGCCTTTGTAGTCTGCCATTGTTTTTCCTTTATGCGCGTGTTATGCCACGGGGATCATCTACAACACCGTCAACCTGGTCATCATTGATGAATCGGAATTCGTTGCCGTAAATTTTGAAACGCGTACCTGCGTAGGTACGTACCATGATGAAATCACCTGCCTTACACCAAGCCCCACTAGGGAACTTAATTGGGTCCTTATACGCATCTGGGCCTACTTTCAGAACGAACAACACAGTGGTTGCATGCTCCTCTTGTTTGGCATAGAAGTCAGGACGCTCAAGGTCGAGCTCAGTACCGTCGATCTTCTTAGAGACTTGAGGCACGCTACAAAGCAACCGGTACCCGGATGGGTTAGGGAGCAATGTCGCTTTGTCCTCGTCTTTCTCTGGTGGTTTAGTAATTTGTTCAATTACTTCCATCGTTGGCTTGAGCTTTAAACGCTCTGGGAGTATGAGATCACTCATCTGATTTTTCTACCTTTTCTAGCAGGTCAAGTAATAAACCCTCTGCGATGGCTAGACCCGAAATCACCCCGCAAAGTTTTTGATATTGATCAAAAGTGGTGCACTGACCAGTTGCTAAGTCGTCAGCGTAATTGTTCATTTGGTCACGTAGTTGTTTGCGCAACGTGGATGCGAAGTTGACTATCATTTAGTGGGTTTCTCCTTGGGTTGTGGGGCAGGCTGATTAGCCTGCATCTCTTGGTCGTGCATACGTTGAGCGTCGCTCTCATAGCCTTCATGTTCGTGCTGGGTTCTATGTTTGTACAAATCTGCTGCACGGTCCTTACGTTTTTCTTGGAACTGCCCGGCTTTATTAAGCGCATCAACCTGGATACGCTTGTTGTCTGTATTGAGCATGCCCGCCTTGTGCATCGCATCAACTTGGATGCGTTTGTCGTCCATGTGCAGACGACCCGCTTTCTCCATCGCACCAACCTGGATTTTCTGACCTTCCAGTTGCTGTTTACTCTGGAACTCCTGGGCTTTGAGTGCCAACTCTGCCTGAGCTTGCTGCGCTCTAGCCTGGGCTTCCTGCGCCTTAATCTGAACTTCTTGCTGACGAATCTGCAGTTCTTGTTGCTGCATCTGGATCAGTGGGTCCTGAGCTTTCTGCTGCGCTTGCTGCTGAGCCGCTTGCTGTTGGTTCTGTTGGAGCACCGCCTGAGCTGCCTGCGCCATCGCTTGTGACATCTGGTACTCGATCTGTGGAGGGATCTTGTGGTCTTCGTCACTTGGAGGAATCGCCATGCCCATCTGAGCTTCGATGCGTTTCTTGTACTCTAAGCCAACGTGCTCCGCGATATGCGCAGTCATCGCACCTTGAATCTTAGGAGCGTTGGGGTTTTGCCCGATCAACTGCATAATCATCGGATCCTGCATAGCTGCCATGTGCACCTTAATATGTGCCTCGTGGTCTTGGTACTCAAACGCTTTAACCGGCTCCATCTTAAGTATGGAGATGTTCTCGGATACTGGATCGCTTGGCTTGATGTCGTCTGGTAAAGGTACAAGCTTGTCAGCACCCTTGATACCCATAACCTCCAGCATGCGTCTGTGCAGCTCTGGTAAGTCGTAAATGTCCGGCGCCATCTGCGCCATTTGAATCACAGCTTGGTACTGGACAACACGTTGCGACATAGTCGCTGCATTGGGATCGCTGACAGGGATAATGTCCACATTGTCGTAATCAGCTTGTTTAGCTGTTTTGGACCCGTACTCTGGCTCGTATTCGTAGTCAACAGGTGTGTCTTCTTTAATCAACGCAGCAAGGAGTTTTAACTCTTGCTTGAACGCGTAGTGCATACGCGCCTGAACTGCCGACATGACTTTAAGTTGTCTTTCGAGCAGGGCAAGTGTTGTACCTACAGGCGCATCGGCTGACATATCGCTGACCTGCATATCTGCAGTAGCGGCAAACCTACGACCTTCTTCAACGATCT